TCATCCTCACGTAGTAGTAACTCATTTATTCTCATTATCCCAATCCGTTTTTCCCTACCTTTTGGATCTTGATTTAATCCGTAGAAAGCTGTAACGTGTGAATATTTCCTTTTGTCCTCAGAAAAATTACTCAATTTAAGTAGGTTCTTTTCATAAGAAGAGGCATCCGCTTGTGTTACCGTAATAACTAAAGGTTGATTTTCTCCTCGGTATTCCTGAGATAAGTTTCTGAGTTCTTTCCAAATCTCATTCTGTTGATGACGGAACTCCTGCTTCGTAGAGGGCACTAGCAGGTCGGCATAGTCAATAACTATCACATCAGGTATAAAGTTATCACTTCGTTCCCAACCGTCTAAAATCGCCTTAATTTGAGCAACTGAGAGGGTTCCATTTGCATGAGAGGATAACATCAATTGACGGTTCGTTTTTACGTAGTGTCGATGGAATATCCTTTTAGCTGTTTTAGCATCAAGTGGGTCTACTCGTGGAACTTCTTCCAACCAAACTGCACCAATCTTCTGTGTTGAATAATCCCTACAATTCCAGCAGGGTTTATACGTGGGGTTTTCCTGATATGCTTCCATCAGTTGATCAATTGTAATTTCATTCCGTATCTGATCTTCTGAAAAGGATTCAAACACACCAAACTGGCATTCTCGTTCCCTCAGGTTACATTCATCTTTCTGGTTCCTGACACAATCCCGAATAGGTTGAAAATGTTTTGAGCAGTATTTTTCTTTATCTGATCTTTTAGCCAGGTGAATACAGAACCTTCGTAATTGTTGTGATTCTGACATATCACCTGCCTGAAAGAAAGCTACTCGACGACCCTGATTTGTTGCCCGGTTAACAAGATCCATCAATAGAAATGATTTACCCCGTTTCTCAGGTGCTAGGAAAGCTACAAATCCACCCCGCACAAACTGCCCATTCCAGAACTGTCCTAATTGTTTTGGGTAAGTAATTAAAGGCTCAGAAGCTTCTTTAAATGCCTTGTCAATCACTGTTAACGCTTTCTTTGACCCTAAATTTAGTGAATCCCGTTTTGCGTTTACTAAAGGTTTAAAATTCTGGGCTAATTCATTTGCCTCTTTTGTTCTACCTTTCAGGAGAAAATTCTGTATTTTTTCCTGATGTAGGAATAAGTGGCGTTCGGTAAATCTTTGTTTTGTTTGATCAATCAGGTAGGTTAAATCAGTTTGTGATTCTGTAGCTGTTTCACTCAGATCGGAAAGTATTCCTGAAATGTCCTGTACCAGATCATCTGGCAGGTTTCTGATTTTCTCAAAATAAATCCCTTCAATATCCTGATCGGGTGCACGGTTGTACTGGTCAAAATACTCAATACACCAGGTTGCTATACGTTTTGCTGAAACGGATTCAATCAGGTTCACGGAATAGATTTCACGAATCTCTTTCAGGAATTCCGTTTGGGAAATCATCCCAATGATTATTAGTCGTTCTATATTTTGTTGTTCAGGCATACTAAAATAGCTTTTTTTGATCTTTATAATTATTTTTTATTGCTTCCCCCCATTGGATTGAAATAGCCTCTGCAATACCTTCGTAGGTTTCTGAACGTTCTTTTTTATGATTTCCACCTATATAATGAATTCTATGTTTTTCTTTTTCCGGCAATTTTTGCATTTCAAAAAATACATTATTTGTTCCTTTTAGTTTTGGAAGATTTTTTAACCAGAGACAAGTTGCTTTTGTTTCAGGATGCCCAAATTCATACGGTTGAATTATTTGTGTTGGTAATTTAAAAACAGTACTCATTATTCCAACTGGGTTTTCAATAGCTAAATGAGGGATATTGCAATTCCATAATTTAATAAAAAATTTAATAGCTTTTTCCCGTTCTTTTTCCCGTTCTTTCCCTACAATAGTTCTTTTTTTTACTTTCCCTGTTTCAAAAAACCAACGATTTCCAGAAACTGTTAAAAAATCACAGGGTGGATGAAATATACCTAAATCCCACTTTTTTAATTTAATTGCTTCAAAAATATCCATTTGTAAATGCCATTCAGGATGGTTTCCATAACAAGGTTCAATATCATTTGAATAAGCTTCATAACCTTTTTTTCTAAAAGCTATACAAATTTTTTGACTTCTTTCACAACCAACTAAAATAAGTGGTTTCATCTCCAATTCTTTTTACCAATTACTTTTCCCATTCTTTCAATACGGCTGGTAATACGATCATCCCCAAAATTTTTAGATAGCTCTTCCAGTGTAAAATTAGAGGTTATAATTGTTTTCTTTAACCCTTCATAACGATTGTTGATAATCATGTACAAAGTATCCATAAACCAATCAGAGGCTTTCCGGGTTCCAAGATCATCAAGAACCAATAAATGAATATTGGAATAGTGATTTATAATATCCCATTCTTTCAGTTCAGGATTGTTAAAAGTAGATTCAATTTTCTGAAATAGCATAGAAATTGAGATAAACTCACATTCCTTAATTTCTGCTTTTAGGAATAGGTTTCTTTGTTCTCGTAGAAGTAACCAACAAGAATAAAGTGTTTTTCCAAATCCTGTTGGGGCAGAAATAAAACAACTTGTAACCTCTTCTGGTAAACTATCTGGTTCAGGTATGTTTTTCAAATCTTCTTTAATCCTGTCTGTGAAGTGAGAATTTTCAATGTAAAACCCTCTCATCTTCTCATTCCATCTTGCTAGGTCTCGCATTTTACAAGTATTTGTTTATTAATGCTGTTATTTCATCATCCATCGAATCTTTACACAAATCTTCTATCCAAAGACTTGATTGGCCATTTATTCCAAATTCATGAATATCAAAATCTTTCATCTCAACCAAATCAATCACTTCATCAATAACCTTTTTTGAAGCATTGTCTAATCTTTCTTTAATAGATTCAAGGATTTTTTGTTTGATGTAGCTTTCCTTGATAAATTCGTTGTATAACGTTACATCAATGAACTGTTTTAGATTATTGATGAATATTTCACGTATTTTTTTGGCACTGAATGCATCCAATTCCAACCCCTTTTCTTCACCATCTATACCACCTGTTCTTTCCATCCATTTATCAATGTTGGCTTTTTTAGGTGAGTACATATTTTGGTAAACATCGTTTCTGCTCAACTGATCTGGTGTAATACCTATGCGATAGGTTTCAACCATTATTTCTTCTCTACCTATTGCAAGAAGTATATCCTGAACTTGTTTAATTAACGCCTCAGCAATATAATAACCAGCAGGGTCATAGTCAGTCATTGTTAGGATGTAGATGGTATCAAATTCAATATCCGAACGGAACATGCCTTTTACAATAGATTCCATGGCACCCAGACTGTTTTGCCCTTTACATGAAATAGAACTGCATCCGTATAAATGTGCTATTTTATCAATAATTGAATAAACAGTATCTTTTTCAGTTGCTATCAAAATATTTGGGTATGGTGCAATTGTAGCTTTATAAGAAAAGCTATTTCCAGAAATGTTATAATAGGTTTCCCTTGGATTTGATTTCTGTCTTGAAATATCCTGAATACCCAAATCCGAAAATGTTAATTCACCTTTTCTGAGTAAATCACAAACGTAATTTGATAGGATTGCATCCCACTTTTTTAAACCATCTTCACTCTGATCTTCTTCTTTCAATAATCCAAGTTTATCCAATGTTGGTTTTATTGCTGAATACCAAACCCCACGAAGGGTTCTAATTTCTCTTTTATTGCAATACCATTTTTCATTCATGATTAAGGTTCGCATCAGGAAAGATGTCGTGTATCCACTTTCAGGAAAATAAACCAAGAGTTCATCCCTTGTCATTTCCTTACAATATTTAGGTAATCTGGTGTATAACATGATTTTTATCTTTTTATAAGATTTATACGTATTCTTCAATCTCTTTATATTTTTTCCCAGGTTCTTTATAACCTACTGTATTTGGTGCAGGTCGTTCCCGTTCTTTGTAGGGATGTTCCCAACGTTCAATAGCTGATTCCAATTTAATGAACTTATCACGTAGGGCAGCCCCAGATTCAATTACAGGTACATATTCATCCCGACAATGATCTTTATACCACCGTAGGGCAGATTTGATTCTTTCATAGGAAACCTGATTTGTATTTATTAGTTTAGAAATATCCTTTGCCCACTTTTCAATCTGATTAGGTGTGTGCCTTATGTTTTTCTTTTCCTCTATAATAATTTGAAGAAATTTTGCAAGCGGGACAGATATATCCTTTTCTTTTGTTTTTTTAATTTCTTTAGTCTTTTTATTATTTAGTATTATTAGTCCCTTATTTTCTATATCTAGCAAAGCTGTATTTAGCTTTTCTACATTTAGCTTTTCTACATTTAGCTTTTCTACATTTAGCTTTTCTACATTTAGCTTTTCTGGATATAGCTCACAACCTTTAGCCTCAATTAAAGCAACATTTCTGAAATAGTCTAAATCAAATGGTGTATTGGAGTATGCCCAGAATGAACCTGCTCTGGCTTTTGTTTGTTTATTTCGATATTGCACCCTTTTAAGGTACCCAAGTTTTTCAAGTTCCTGTAAACTCACATTAATAGTAGCAACACCTTCTTTAATCATTCCTAAAATAGTTTCAATATGAGATTTCCACCCTTGCTGATTTGATAAAAGAATAAACAGGATTATTTTAGCTTTTGAAGAAATATTTGGGTTTCTGATTATATCATTAGGAATAGGTGTAAAATTATTTTCTGGACTACAATTGATTGAATCCGGAATTTGATTACTATAATTTACTGGTTTTGTTCTCATACTCACAGAAATTAAAAAACCAACAGGTTTCAGTCCGGCACGACCTACTCCCTATTGGTTGATAAATGTTTCTCCCACAAAATATTGTCGTATGAAGTGCCGTTCATATCTTTTCGCTTTAAAAATGTAAAATTAATAAAAATAAAGTTAAAATAAAAATTTATTTTATAATTCATTATAAATCAGTATTTTAGTTTACCTCTTTTAGATTTTACTATTTTCTCAGGAATAAATCTGAGATTATTTTCCTGATTGATATACCCAGTGGTTTTATTCCAACTGGGTATGATTTTAGGCTTTTTTGGTGTTCTCATTGTAAAGCTTTTATTCTTATTTGAGAAGATGTAATTTGTGATTTTAGTGCTGCTCTAATATCTTCATTTGTTGTTTGTAAATATAAGGCTTTCATAATCACTATTTGATTTAATAAAATTTCTGTTTCCATAACTCTATTTTTTTAAAATTTGTTTAACTAAATAATCTGCTTCACTTTGCTCTAATTTTCCAGGGTCATCAGGAATATCAACTAAAAAAGCATCTCGACCACGAAACTGTAATTCAGCAATAAGTTTTTTTGCCTGAGCTTGTGCTTGAGGTTCGTAGTCAAATGCTACTGCAACCCTTTTAAAAGTTTTTGCAATCAATCTCATCTGTTCCAGGGTATATTCAATCCCGAAAGTGCAACAAGAAGAAAGCCCCAAACGAAACACATCAAAAAAGCCCTCACATATAATCCCGGTATTAGTCCAATGTTCTTGTTTTCCACCCAATATTGTTTGATGTTCTTTTAGTTCCCTCGGTTTTGGACAGGCTTTATATTTGATAGGATTCCTTCCTGTAATATCCCTACCCTGAAAAGAAACTATCTTTTTATCCCAGTAAATTGGAATAATGATTCGGTGTGAATAATTTGCCTGATCTAACATAGCCATCGGGCCTGCAGAAATTAATCCCCAATCACGTTCTAATCGTTCAGGGTCGTACTTCCTACTTTCAAGGTATTTTTTATGATGTGGTAGGAGTTCATGAATATCTGATGGAAATTTAAAACCCCGTTTATGTATTTCAACTTTTGGAGCAGGATTTGTAATTGTATAACCACTATATTGTTCCTGAATCCGTCTGCTTTCCTGAAATGTGACGTTAAGAATCTGGGAAAGGGTTTCAGTAGTTTTGTGTGCTCCACATTTCCAGCAAACAAAAGAATTTGATTCTGGGTTAAATCCCAAGTGGTTTGAATGGTCATCACAGAAAGGGCATTGAACGTTTATCCACCCTGTTGCCACATTCTTTCCCTCGGTGTAATATGGGATTGAGAAATCCTGATATAGTTGAATTATGTCCATACTTAATTTAAGGCTATTTTAAAGCGTTTTAAGCGTGTTTTTATTAAAAGCTGATAAAGTTATTAACTTTTATATTATCGTTTAAAATATCTATATGAAAATAGGTTGTTTTTAGGGTATAAAGTAATTTATTAAACTAAAAAATAAAAAAGCCGGGAATTTTGAAAAACAAAAATAAAAAACCTAACTAACTAAACAACCTAAACCTAAACTCTATTCAATACATGAAAACAATTTTACTATGAGAATAATTATTCCCGGCTTTTTAGTGGAAAGTATAGGAATCGAACCTATCAGGGCCAGAATACACTGTCACCCTTTTCCCATTGACACTTCCCATTTATCCCGGAATTTCACCGGGATAGGTTCAAAGAGAAATTTACTTGTGTAAGAACGTCTGTACCGTTGACCCTGATACACGTAGGGAGCTTTTCAAATAACTATTTTTAATGATTTACACCGATAGGATACCTATTTGTACGGTATGCAAATCAATGTTTTCTGCTTGATGCTGTAAATGTAGCAATTTTGGTACTGGCAGGAACTACTTTTGCCTGACCTGTATTAATTCTTCGTACATGTCTTTCAGAAGGTTGAAAAACTTGTTGGCATATAGGGTTTATTTTACCTGTCAGAACATTTTTGTATAAATACTGACCAGCTTTGTTCTGTAAATTCAAATTGACTATCATAATTTTTAAAGTTTAAATTAATATACTAAATTATTTTCAAAACCCGTTTCTCAGGGCAATTTTCAATTGTTTAAAGTTGTAATGAATATCAGCTTTAAACATACCCTGATCGTGTAGAATTTCAGCAATTTTTCCACGTGCTTTACAAGGGGAAAGAGTATCATCAACTTCTTCCAAATTGTCCAGAACTAATGCTGCAAATTGTTTTACATATTCAGGTAAGTTCTCAATGAATTCATGAACCATTGTAGGATTTGTTGGGAGTTCAGGAAAAGCAGCTTTTTTAATCCCGTGATATTTCTCCCTTCCAATAAAGGTTTTAAGCTTGTTATGGATTAAAGTTGTAGCGTAATTATTTAGCTTGCCTTTATCAGGATTAAACGATTGTAGAGCTTCACAATAAGCTAAACAAGCTTCTGAGAACAATTCCTGATAATCAATTCCTGTGGTTTTATGGAATGACCATGAAATATGACGGATTAGATTGATGTTTTCCATTATTTGTATTCGTTAATTAATTCCGATAATAAACTATCCTGATCTGTTTCAATTCCATCCAGCACCTTATTCAGTACCTTACGTTTTCGATCAAGCATTAAGGCTATTTTTTCCTCAATAGTACCAACAGCAAGTAAATAGTGAATAACCACATTATCTTTCTGTCCGATACGGTGACAACGGTCAGCAGCCTGAACAAGTGCCCCGGGTGTCCAAGGTAGTTCCAAGAATACCACATTTGAAGCAGTTGTAAGGGTAATTCCAACACCAGCCGCCTGAATGTTCCCAACAAATAACCTGATTTTAGGATTATTCTGAAATTGATCAACTGCATCTTGTCTTTTAGTGTTTTCCACCGACCCATCAATTTTTATAGATATTCCGGGAAACGCTTCCATTAAGGAATCAATAACTGTTTTATGAGTAGCAAAAACAACTAATTTCTGATCTGATTCCAAGAAATCTTTAATCCAGTTAATTGCTTGATTCATTTTACCAGCAACAGCTAATTGTTTCAAGGTTTCAATTTTTGTAAGCATTTCAGCATTTGATGCTTTGATAACCGCCATCTGCCCTTTTGTATCCTTAATGTAAGAAAGGAAATTTGATTCAGCAGATTCATACTCCTTTTTGTTTTCTAATTCAATTGGTACAAAGGAGTAAATCTTTTCTGGTAAATCGGTAAGAACATCCATCTTTTTCCTGCGAATCATAACAGATTCAGAGAGTAGTTTATGGAATGTTTCTGTGTTTGTAGCTCCTGAAAAATTCCATCCGTAACCATTATTTTTTGCCCCATAGAACTTATGAGCGCAAGACCAGAAAGAAGGTAAAACCATTGGGTCAATTAATCGGATAGCATTATCAATCTCAACTGGACGATTCATAATAGGGGTTCCAGATAATCCAATAATGTGAGGTATCCCTTTTGCTAATTTTTTGAGTGCTTTGGTTCGTTGTGCCGAGTTGTTTTTTATGTAGTGACATTCATCCATTATCAGTACGGATGGTTTCATGGCTTTAAATTGATCAACCCAAGAAGAAAGAACATCATAATTAATAATTAAAATGTCCCCAACGGTTTTCCAAGGTTTTGTCCCTGATAGGATTTCTACGTTTGGTTCACTCATCCAAATTTCAGCTTCTTTCTGCCAGTTAAGTTTTAGGGAAGCAGGGACTACTATAATTGCTGGCCTGAGTTCAGGCTGTAATTGTAACCAAGCAAGAGCCTGAACAGTTTTGCCGAGGCCCATCTCGTCCGCAATTAAAGCTCTTCCATTTTTAGCTTCAATAAATGAAACCCCCTTGGATTGAAAAGGGAATAATCGACCTTTTAAACCAGGTATTTGAATTCCATTCACATCGTTTACCGTTACCTTAATTGATGTTTTTTCATGCAGTTTTTGAAGGAAATCATCAAACTGAAATCCCCATTCCTGCAATTTGGAAAGGTTATCAGAGGTAATAGGACAAACCCAGAATTTACCATCAGGATTAAATCTACGATCAGGTAGTGTTTTTATCTGATCAACAGTTTTCATATCAAAAGGAAATTCAATACGGATTTTGTTTTCTCCAAATAATATGGCAGTTTTCTGTTTCATTATTTCAGATAATTTAGGATTTCTTCGGTTGAAGCAGAAGTAAATGCTCTAGTTGATAAACAAGTTATACCCCAAGAATCAGGAATACCAGCAGTAGTAACTTCCCAAGTTGACCCATTTATTTTAAATGTTAAACCAATGGTAATCATTTTTCCTAATTATTAAAGTTAAATATCAATTGTTTTATTTCTTTTTCTAATACCAATTGTTTAGCCTGACGACAAGTAATCATCGCACGGGTCATCAGAAGTTCATAAGTAGCTTTTAGATTCTCCAGATTTGGAGAATCTATTCGTTTTGAGATTGAGTAAACCCATCGTTGATCCCCTGCAAATACGTTGTTAGGGCTGAGATAAGGTTTCATTCGTTTTTCAATATTTAAACTCACTCGGAGTTTTATACCATCCCCATCAAATTCTATATGTGAATTCGGGAAGGCTTCTGCTGTGAAAAAAGTAGGAGTGTACATTATAAATCTCTTTTATCACTTTCTTTGTATAATTTCTTTTGAACCTTTTCAATATCTTTTTTGATATTTTCAGGATAATGAGAAGAAACATGATCAAACCTATCAAATTGGGATAATAATTGGTCTGTCATAAAGATTAGTTCGTTAATATCATTATTTGTTAATTTATTAAAATTAATTGCTTCCATAATAAAAAAGTTTTGATTAAACAATTTAGATTAAAAATAAGTACCAGCACCAAGAATCGAACTTGAAAACCGTATTATTTTGGTTCCTGCCAAGCTGCTGATGTAAATTACCCGTCATGCCGATAGTACAGCAAATTCAATCAATCAATAAATCCTTTACAGGGTTTTTCTGAAATGTTCAAAAAAGTTTTCAAAGATTGTTTTCATAATGCAAACTTTAAATTAGTACTTCTTTTTGCCCCCAAACACGAAGGAGTGTAGGCAATCTGGCGGCTGCTTTATTGTTTTAATTAATTGTATTTTCAGTATAATGAGTTCTTACGTCTTTCATTATAGGGCATGTATCGATAACGCATTTATATTCGTCACCGGAAAAATCAAGTATAGGAATAACTGTTGTTTTATATACTTGTGATTCTTTAAACCACGTTTTATCCCCATACGTTTTTACCGTATGTTTTTTTATCCCAGTGACTTTAAATAGCCATTGATTATAAAAAAAACAACTATCCAACTCAAGATTTTTTCTTGAGTTATATGTGACTGAACTACAGGGTATTTCAACTACGTCATCAATTCTATTTACTTTTGTACATTCGTACGATTTTAAATTTTCCATAATATAAATTGTTAAATTGTTATAATTTCTTTCACCCGAAAGCCCCGCATTTGTTTCAGTGCGGGGCGGTTGCTGTTAGAGTCATTTATTCAATTACTACCTTACCGCCGGCTTTTGCGAAGTCAATTGCTTCGCTCATTTTGCTCGACTCGATTCTTTTCATTATTTGAGAAGAAGACACCTTTTGGCCTATTTCGGTAGATTTAAATGATTTCAAATATTCAATCTGTTTGTAGGTTGCACCTTTAAAGGCTTTTGTTTGAACGTTCGTTGATAAGTACATTGTTTTCATAATTGCAAGTTTTAAATTATTTATAAAAATTTAGGTTAAAAAATAGTAAAGGGAAGCTGAATCGAACAAGCTTTACAACCATTCCCTCTAAAAACATATCCATCCTTAATTCCCTATTCTCATTACCACCGGAACCCATTATCAACTCGTGAAAGGCGTTCAGTAAATAAAAGTAGCTGCTATGAACAACTTGAAATTTATTGAGCCGAAAATTTACTTTTGGATTTATGAAGAAAAATTGGTAATTAAAACTTTGGCTTTCCCTAATCGTTGTGATCTTTCGGGATTTTACGGCTGGACCCCTTCATTTCGGTTACCAGTTAACTATCAGGGAATTAAGTATTCCCTTTCCTCTATTCTAATTCCAAAAATTCAATGAACTAATTATGATGTAAATATAAATAACTTTTTTTAATAAACTAATGTTTTTTAAAAAAAATTTATACTTTTTTTAATAAACTTTTTAACTGTTTATAAATAACCCATTTAATTATATTAATTTTAGTTTTTCAAACTCAAATTTATATGTATCAAGCCAAGAAAAATAGGATTAATGGAACCAATACCTGTAAGTTATCCAAAGAAATATTGGAGCTGACTTATAAATTTATGTTACTTGGGGCAAATGAAGCACAATTGGCAGACGCATTAAATGTATCAAAACCTACAATAGATTATTGGAAACAACAAAAACCTGAATTCTTACAAGTACTAAAGGCTGGAAAGATCGAAGCAGATGCAAACGTAGCAAAAGCACTTTATCATCGTGCCCTTGGATATTCTCACCCAGATACAGTAATCCTAACAAATACAGTAAAAACGTATGATGATGATGGAAAAATAATAGAATCACACGTTGAACCGTTATTAGTCCCTACAATCAAACATTATCCACCAGATTCATACGCAGCAAATAAATGGTTATCCCTACGCCAAAGAGAACTTTGGAACGATGTAACC